ACTGTGTTTGTGTTTTTCGACTGCCAACATGCAATCTATATCAACTAGTGAGCCCAATTTGTTTGGTGGCTTCCACACTCTGGTGTGTCAATCAATATGTACGTGTGCTTCTATACGAGAGCTTTTTCCACAGCGGTATTTCTAATCTGGCCCGCCAACCTTATGTGTTGGAATGTTTTGCCTGTAAATGCTCTTTAAGAATTTTTGATCCGCCAACTCTAACATTAATGATTCCATTGTAGTAATCATCAGTTTCGAGTACTCTGCGTTCAAACTGCTCTCGTGCCTCTAAGTAACTTGCTATGCCTCTGCTAGGACAAATGTGTAAAATTTCTCTTGTAAAATTTTCTGCGCCTAACTCTTCAACATCTGCGTTTAGTCTATCACTGGAACCCCAGTAATCGCGCCAATCGCTTTCTTTTGTTGAACGTCTTTTATTTTTTTTGCCTTTGAGCGGTGGTTTAGTTACTTTAAACTTTGCTAGTTTTTTGCCTACGTACATCATGCCATTGGTTAGATTTGTTATTAGATAAACAAATGCCTCACAGCCTTCTGGCAGTTCGTCAATTTGTTTACCTTCATAAGTCCAATGCATAACATACTTATTATGCCTATTCTTTTTCTGCTGCCTTTTTGGCAGCATACGTGTTGTGTATTTCGTCCATCCTTAATTTAGATAGCTCACGTATTTTTCTCAACCATCTCCTGCTTGATGCATGAGTTCGATGAGAGCGCCTTTTTTCAAATGCCTCGTTTGCCTTAAAATATTCCATATATGCTTTTGTTAATTGGTCATGTATATCGTCTTTAATCATAATATACTGCCTCCAACTTAATTGGATTATCGCCACTAGCATACGCTGCAACCTTAGTAGTACAGTTTCCGTTTATGCCTTTTAGTAACGCTCTCTCCAATTGTGTTTGTCTATATGTTAATTCGTGATTAACTTGTTTTGCAATCATACTTGCTTTGCTATTTTTAACAGTTTGCAACGCAATAGTGCCTTGTCCAACAGCTGGCACAATAGGTAATTTAATATAATTTCTATCAATGCCAAGTGCGTGAAGTCCAGCTTGTGCTAATATTATAGCATCATATTCGCCGTTGTCAAGTTTTTCTAGTCTAGTATCTATATTTCCTCTAATAGGTTTAATAACAACATTTAGCTCAGAATATAATTCTTCTAATTGTGCTTTACGTCTTGGACTACTAGTGCCTAAAACACAGCCGTCGAACACATTACCTAATAATACATCATATGGACTGTTACGTTCTAATACAGCACTAATTTCTAATAGTGGATGTTCGACATCGCCGGGCATGTCTTTTAAACTATGTACAGCAACATCAATAGTATCATTTAATAATTCTTGCTCTAGTGCATTACAAAATACACCCTTGCCGCCTATTTCATGTATAGGCACATCAGGATTTAAATCTCCTGCACTTTTAATAACAACAATTTCTGTATCGCAAGAAAGTTCATTGCATACACGTTCTGCATATGCTAACGCAAGTTTACTTCCTCGTACACCTACTCGTATCATTTGTTAAAACGATTCCTAACTTCTTTTACAAAATGCGTTACATTTTCTGTTGGTGTAGTTTTGCCAATACCGTGTCCTAGACCGCACACCCATCCTGTTGTGTTAACACCTTCTAATGTTTCTAACCATTTGTCAAGCTCGTATTCAAATAATCTACGTTCTAATAACAAATGCGCTTCATTAAAATTGCCTTGAACAAATCCATTAGAGTATGTGCTTAACGTTTTTGGTAGGTTACATGTGCTATCAATACCAATGCCGGCCCACGGCATTTTCTTTACTTTAGCTAAACTAGTAGCAGGAAGTCCGCGGGCATAATACCCTACGCTTCCAATATTAGCAATAGATTCTATCATTGGCAAATATGTATTGTCGTAATAGTTTTTACTAACATTGCTTAATCCACTATCAAGAATCATAACAGCTTCGGCACCGGATGCCTTCTGTACTCTAATACTATCTTTTAGTAATGGAATAATCACTTTTGTAAGATACATTGTTTTGAACTGGTTGCTTACTTTGTTAGCACCTAGTGCATAGTTAAGTAAACTCCACGGTCCGCCAACGAACCCAATTAAACTTTTACCATGTGGGAGTGCTTCTCTTGTTGCTTCGATAGCATTGCTCTGAAACTTAATATGTTCGAGCGCTTTTCTAACGTCTGTATATTGTTCCCAGTTGTCTTTACTAAGGTGTGTTTCGAACACAGGCCCAGGGTCAAACTTTAATGGAAGTCCTAACCCCTCTAAATGCCATAAAATATCACTAAACAAAATAGCAACATCAAAGTCAAATTGTTCAATTGGTAACATTGCAACTTTAGCAGCCATCCTAGGAAGTTTACACATTTGTTCAAACGTAAACATCTCCTTTACTTGCATATAGTCGTCTTGGTATCTTCCTGCTTGTCTCATCATCCAAATTGGCGGACAAGACTGTTCTACACGGTTAAGTGCATTTTTAAATTTTAAATTCATTACTCTATAACTTCTACATCATTTTCGTAGCTAGTAAAACCGTTTTCTTTGACTACTCTTAATATAGTATTTACTCTTCCGATTAATTCATCTTTGTGCGAGATAAGAAAAATATTCTTTTCACGTTCTCTTGCAATCTTTTTCAGTACACTTAATGATCCTTCAACTCCGGCTGTATCCATGCCACTATCAATAAGCTCATCAATGAACAACAAGTTAATATTTTGGTACAAACTTTCCCAAACATCACGGAATGCAAAGCTCAGTCCTAAGATGAGCCTGTTGCGTTCACCACGTGACAAGTTGTCAAAGTCTAAGTCTTGACCTAGCTGTGTGATTTCGACATTTAGATCGTTTTGGAATACAACTTGATGCGGCAATCCTAAGCGATCGAGATAATATGTGAGTCTGTTGTTAAGATACGCTAAGTTTTGCTCAATAATTTTCTTGCGAATAAAGCTATCTTTATTAGACAACAACTTTAACAAAAATTCTTGATGCTCTTTAAAACTTGTAAGTTCATTAACTGGCCCCCAGTCAATTACTTGCATTGCACTATTGTTTAATTCGTCAATTTGTGCTTGGTAAGGGTCGTGTTCTTCAACTTTATTACCTACTGCTATCTTAATATTTTCTACATTATTTCTGTGCTCATACGCTTCTTTAGCAGTTTCATAGAAAGTAGTAGGCTTGCCATTGATGTCACCAATCTCTTCAAGTGCTTCATTACTTCAACTACTTTATCTGCAATCTCTTGTTGGTATGTGTTTGCATCGTGTAATTCTTTTGTTTTTCTTAACTCAATTTCTGCTTTTTTATCTTCGTGTAGTGCTTGTCCACATGTATAACAAGTTGCATCATCAAGATTTGCGATGTCTTTTTCTGCCTTTTCGACACTTTTCTCTGCACGTACTAGTGCCGGCTCTAATGTGCTTAATTCTTTTTTAAGAGCCAAAATAGCATTGTTATGTTCAGTCCAATTTGCCAACTTGTCGTGAGAATCAAGCTCTGCATCAATGTCTAAATGTTCTAATTGATCTAATCCTTGTTGTAAGCGTACAAGATCTTGTTCTTTTTTAGTATTCCAAACACTTTGTTTAGTTTTTAAACTGCGAATTGTTTCTTCAATATGCGAATTAGCAGTTTGAATGGCATCAATCTTAAGAGTTTCTTGTGTAATAGTGTCTTTAGTTTGCTTAACTTGCTCTTTAAGTGTGTTTGCTTTCTCAGACAAAATAGTAATACCTAACAACTGCTCAATAATTTGTCGTTGGTCATTAACACGCATTGCTAAGAATGGTTCGGAGTATGTATTAAGTGCAACAATGTGCTTAAACATATCATGTGACATGTTTAATAGCTCATTAATTGACTCTTGTGTTTTTCGTGAATCACCTTGCGATTCGTCATCTACTTCTTGCTGTTGATTGTTAACAAAAAACTTTAAGAATGTAGGAGAACGTCCTCTTTCGATTCTGTATTGAACACCGTCTTTTTCAAAGTCAAGAGAAACTACCATACCTTTTGAGTTAGTCTTGTTAATCAAATTATTACGTTTGATGTTTGTAAGTGCAGTGCCATATAGTGCGTAACTTAGTGCATTAATAATAGTAGTCTTGCCTGTACCATTACGAGAACCACTGTCGTCGCCACCTTGGTCAATATTTTCACCTAACACTAAAGTTAGTCTTTCTTTACTGAAATCAATTGCTTGAGTTTGGTTGCCCACACTCATAAAATTTTTGACAGTTAAATCTTTAATACGTATCATATTATAACTCGTTGTAGATGTCTAACAGCATCTTCTTGTTGAAGTTTTCACTATCAATTGCAGTAATTTCTTTAGATACAATTTCGTCAACGCTTTCAAACATTTTAATATCTAAGTCTGTTGTAATCTCTTCAATCTGCTTTTGCGGAATTAAAGTAATCTCTCGACAGTTGTGTTGACTAATGTATGTTTCTTTAATAAACTGTGCCTCTTCGTAACTAATAGGCAAGTCAATAGCAACACGCAAATACATCTTAGGTTTAATAATATCGGATGTAGGGTCAAGTAGTTGCGAAAGTTTTACAGTCCTGTACTTAGGACAATTCCACCAATTAATGTATTCAGGTTCTTTGTCGTTTTCACGATCTAAGATCATCATACCACGTTCGTCGTCCCACGCATCTGCATAGTTGTGCGGAAATGCATTACCCATATAATGTATCTTGCCTTGTACTTGTCGTTTGTGAAAATGTCCACTAAACACATACTCTTGATTTTCAAAATGCTTAGGATTTAAGTCGCCGTGATCTGGCATTTTTACAAGTGCGTTCATATAGAAGTTAGGCAATTCAAAGTGTCCAAACATATATTTGGATTTACACTTATCAATTTTCTTCCATTCTTCGCCAACAAGCCACGGAACTAGTGTAACATCTTCTTCTGTGTACATTTTATCTACAAATGTAATACCTGGAATGTGTCTTGCAAATGCAGTACTGTTAATGTCGCGCTTGTCTTTATAATACAAGTCGTGATTACCATCAAAGAAGTAGAACTTCTCAAATGCAGCACCTAACTTTTCCATACAACGTATTGTTGCATCCATTGTAGTTAAGTTTAGACTGTTCCTGTTATGATGCCAGTCTCCACAGAAGATGCCAGTCTCGCAACCGGCAGCTTGTGCTTGTTCTATGTACCAATCGATGAACTCTTCACAGTCTTCATTATGAACACGACTGTTACCTTTTAAACCAAAATGTATGTCTGTAAATACTGCGGCTTTTTTAAACAACTTGTAGTCTCCGTAGTTATGCTATTGCTAATATTATACACTGCTTGAACAGCAAAGTCAACCTTTTTGTTTTTGCGCAACGCTTTCACGTTTTAGTGCAGCTTCCCATTCACCGGCATGTTGTCTAGTATGACTAGGATTTAAGTCATTCATTTCGAGGATATCGTCTCGAATGTTTTGATTACGCTTTTCTATATTAATAATACGTACAAAACTATTAGTAACAGCGGCGGTATAATAAGCAAAGGGGTTATTGGATTTTGATTCATCAAATTGTAGTCCTATTTGTGCAAGTTGGAGGATTGCTTGTCCTCTCATTTCGTCATTATATGTATATCCACGTACATTGCCGCGAGTAGCATAACGCTCACATAGTTTCATCCACATACGAGCAAGTTCATTAGTTGCTTTTCCGCCTTGTAAACTAAAGTTGCCATTTTCCATGCCACCTTCCCAGTGAGACTTGCCTACGCATACTAGTTCGCCATGTTCATTAAATTTATAATGCTGGTACGGCGGAAAGTTAAGTTTAACTCTAGTGTCTGC